TTCTTGAAGGTATTCGCTTCTACGTTAGTTTTGCTTGTAGTTTCGCCTTTGGCGAACTTAAGCTTATGGAAGGATCCGCTAAAATCATTAGTCTCATCGCAAGAGACGAAAATCAACATTTAGCCATTACTCAGAATATTCTGAATAAGTGGCGTGATGGTGATGATCCGGAAATGAAACAAATTATGAAAGAAGAGGAAGAATGGACATATGCTATGTTTGATCGTGCTGTAGATGAAGAAAAGCGTTGGGCAGATTATCTGTTCAAAGATGGAAGTATGATTGGACTTAATGACAAACTTCTCCAACAATATGTTGAATGGATTGCAAATCGTAGGATTAAGGCAATCGGTCTTAAACCACAATATGATATTGCGGCAAATAATAATCCTCTTCCTTGGACTTCTCATTGGATTAATTCCAAATCAGTTCAAATTGCACCTCAACAAACACAGATAACCAGTTATTTGATTGGTGGTATTAAACAAGATATGAAAAAGGATGAGTTTTCTGGTTTTAAACTTTGATTGACTTTAAGACTGAAATCTAGTATTATATGAATAATATTAGAGTTCAGTTTTAAAATGAATAACTATATTCTTTACTATTACTTAAGGGAGGACTTTAGTTCTCCCTTTTATGTTGGTTACGGAAGACCAAGAAGGATTAATTCTAGACATTCTAGGAGAAATGGTGCTGAAATTTTACCTCCTAGAGAGAGAAGATGGATTGTAAAATCAGGTTTATCTAAAGAGGAAGCAATAGAACTTGAGGTAAAACATATAGCACTTTGGAAAAGAGAGTGTGATGGTGGAGTTTTATTAAATCAAAATCTTGGTGGGGAAGGAAAACCTGGAGGTCAAAAAACCAAGGGTTTTAGTGGTAGAAAACATACTGAAGATGCAAAGAAAAGGATAAGTCAAAAAGTAGCAGGAAAAAATAATCCAAGTTATGGTGTTCCTTGTAGTGAAGACAGAAAAAGAAAAATAAGTGAAAGGGCAAAGGAAAGATTTGCTGAAGGTTTTAAATCGCCATCATCAGTAACTTATCTTCTAACAAGTCCTTCTGGGGAAAAATTTGAGGTGTTTGGAGAACTTAAAAAGTTTTGTAGTGAAAATAAAATATCTTATGCTACTATGCACGCAGCAATTCTTTATGATAGAAAAGGACCCAGAAAAAATGGATGGAGTATTGAGAAAGTTTAGAATATCACTTCCAGGAGATGAGTGTGTAATTAAACTCCAAGAGTATTGTAAGTTCTCTCATATTCTGTTAAAAGTTCCTGTAGTATCTAAACCACTATGCGCTGACGCAAACTGTCACAATAACGTAAATCATTACGTGAATACTTATGGTGGAGAAAAAATAAGTGGTTATTATTTAATCACAGATGTTGATAATGATACTTATGGATGTGCAATATATCATAGTATATGGAAAAACACTTATGGTGATTTGGTGGATATAACGCCATTTGAAGATTGTAGAGAATATAATATGTTTTCTGTAATGAATACTACAGAATATTACTCTGGAGTTTCTTATGATGGAACGACATATAAATTATTAGAACCAGGACTTAATATAATCTAATGTTACCAAAAATACTTTCGCAGGATTCCAATTATGACGAATGGTGCGAGCAGGAAATCCTGAACGCATACAAAGAAGCAGCGGAATGTGATGAATATTTGTTTGGAGATTATGATTATTGTAAAGAGTGGATTGATATAAGTGCTTAAAATATTATAGATATGGGAGAGTAATCTCCCATTTTTTATGCCTAAAAATCAAATATCTAAAGAAGAACTTAAAGTTCGTGTATTAAAACTAAAAGATAAACTTTATAAGGATCATATTCGTCCAGAAATGGATATGAAAGGACTTACTCATAAATATCTGAACGAAGTCCTTGATATAATTGATGAGTACAGATATTGACTATGACAATCCATGGAGTTATAATGGAAATCCTTTTACTAGTGCTGATATAGGAGACTACTTTGGTTTTGTTTATCTAATAGAAAATAAATTAAACGGTAGAAAATACATAGGAAGAAAGTACCTTTGGCAGTTTAGAACTCCAAAAGGTAAAAAACGCAAAGTAAAATCAGAATCTAATTGGAAAGAATACTATGGGTCTTGTCCGGAACTTAAAGAAGACATTGCTAAATTTGGCAGAGAAAATTTTAGTCGAACTATCTTATCATTACATAAAACAAAGGGCAAAACAAACTACGAAGAGACACGACAACTCTTCACCAATAATGTCCTCACCGAATCCCTTGACTGCGGAGAACCAGCGTTCTACAATAGCAACATCCTCAATAGGTACTTCCGAAAAGATTATTATGGAAACAACGACTGAAGATATTGTGGCGCACGTAAGAACTTGGTCTCTTGATCGTGCAGCAGATATGAATATCGATAAAGAGGATGCTCGTGCTATTCTTGCGGAGTTTTATGAATGGATTGAACCTGAAGGAGATGAACTTGAGATTGTTTCCCTGGAACCTGAATCTTGACAAATCCTAAATATTAACTTATTATGTAAAATCCCTGTTATGAGTAGGGTTTTTTGTTATGAGATTTTGAGTGCGATTTAGAGCCGTGGGTGCTGCCCCTGAGAAGGGGAACTTCTCCTTTACCTATACGGATGTAGAGTTCAATTAATTTTAATGCTTTTTAAAACACTTTCAATTTTTGCTATTGCTACTATAGGATTGGCACCCCTTCAGGTAAAAGCAGCGAGCGGATGTTCCCTCGCATCACATTATGGAATCGGTGATGGATATCATGGGCAGACAACTGCCAATGGTGAAAGATTCAACGCTTATGGAAATTCTGTTGCACACAAATGGCTTCCTTTCGGGACAAGACTAAGAGTTACTAATCAACGAACAGGTAAGTCGGTAATAGTGCGTGTAAATGATCGCGGTCCTTATATCGCGGGTAGAGACCTTGACCTTTCTTATGGTGCATTCTCTACTATTGCTTCACCAAGTCAAGGTGTTGCTACAATTTGCTACTCGCAAGTATAAGAACTGAAACTAAACAATAAATAGAGGAGGGCGGTTGCTACTCCTCTTTTTTTTATGTTCAATTTTAACATCGGTAAGAAGAGACCAGATAAGAAGCAGATAATCCTTATAAGCGCCATACTCAGCGGTATCGTAGCAACCCTCTCCCAATGCTCCGGAGTCCCTTCAGAGCGTCTCTGGGACCTTCTAGACGAGGTACAGAGGTCTCTGTTCCCCCAGACCATTATCAACGATGTCCTGCTCCAAGACCCTGGTGTGGTGGAAAGAAGAATTGAAAGAGATGTAGATAAAGCAATCAGAGAATATGAACGCTTGACAAGAGACTCAGAACCATCTAGAGTACCTTTGCCCAGGTTGATAGAGAAAGATATAGATACCTCTAAGTGTTATAGTAAAGAATGTAAGTCTTTAGGTGGAGAAATGAGACTTTGTGCTCTTTGGAAAGAAGATTGCATTTAAAAATATATAAATAACACATCCTTAATATTTACTTAAAGGTTATTATGTCTGTATCACAAGAACTCTTAAATGCTGTTGAGCAGTGGAAAGTGGAAGATGAAAAATTCACTTCAGGAAATAATTCAGCAGGTACTCGTGCTCGTAAAGCACTTCAGGAAATCGCTAAATTAGTTAAATCCCGTAGAGCAGAAATTACAGAGGAAAAAAATTCCCGTAAAGAAGCAAAGGGTTGAAATTTATAAAAAAAGGTTATAAATAAAAACACTTAGGTCGAAAACAATGTCTTTTCCATTACCCATTAAACAGATTAGTATTCTTGATTGCCGCTATTGGCATATTGAGGGTACTCCCCTGTTTGCGGATATGGAAAGACATATGTAAGATGTAATCCATAAAGCAAAATACAGGGGAGAGAAACCAAAAGTTTCCTCCCTTTTTTTATGCTTTGTGCCACTTGTTCAACTGGTCGTATCATTTGCCATTGGGGTCCAAACCCTGGTATATTACTTGAGTCGGTGGGAGAACGAGACCCCAAGTGCCTAAGACCACTTCTGGAACTGGCACAAACCACTTGATTCCCAACGGGTTCTGTGGTATTCTTAAAGGGTGGTTAAGAGACCACCAGCACCTTGACAACTGAATATTTACCACATTATTGGGACATTAACTCAGCGGTAGAGTATTCGGCTTTTAACCGATTAGTCCTCGGTTCGAATCCGAGATGTCCCATTGACCGCTACAGTTCGGTCATTAAACATAAACTGTTCGGGTAGGTGTCCGAGTGGTTAATGGAGGAGGTCTGTAAAACCTCTGGCTCTGCCTACGGGGGTTCAAATCCCTCCCTGCCCACCTTGACCCATTAGTGTAGTGGTCAATCACGCCACCCTGTCACGGTGGAGAACACGGGTTCAAATCCCGTATGGGTCGTTGCTACGCTGCCTGTGGAGTATTCCTCCTTGGTGGTTGTAGCATCATGGTCCTATCGTCTAGTGGTGAGGACATCACTCTTTCACAGTGAAGACACGGGTTCAAATCCCGTTAGGACTACCACGGAATGTAGCGCAGTTTGGTAGCGCATCTGTTTTGGGAACAGAGGGTCGCAGGTTCGAATCCTGTCATTCCGACCAGGAAACATAGCTTAGTTGGTAAAGCATTCGACTGATAATCGAAAGAGCACTGGTTCGAGTCCAGTTGTTTCCATTGTTGCTTAAGGCAACAATAAGGAAGTGTGGCAGAGAGGTTTAATGCAGTGGATTGCTAATCCGCCGATGTTCTTTAAGGGCATCCGTTGGTTCGAATCCAACCACTTCCGCCTCGGCAGTGTAGTTCAGTGGTAGAACAAGAGATTCATACCCTCTATGTCGGTAGTTCAATTCTACCCACTGCCTTGTGTCGTTAGCCTAGTGGTTAAGGCAGTAGTTT